ATCGTTCGCAACGATCCCTACGAACTCACAAAGCTGGCTGGAATCGGATTCAAGGGAGCTGACAAACTCTATTGCGATCTCGCTCGGCAGGAAGCGAAGTCAGACGAAGAATATCAACTCGCTCTGGCTGCGATCCATCGGCAAGGATTGTGCGCGGCCTATGCTGTCTCCAGTGAATCGCGTCAATCAGGATCAACCTGGCTGCCGATCGGATTTGCGAAAGCGGCAGTGCTGGCGAATGTGAGCCGCATCCATGCGACACCCGACAAGGCAATTGATTGGGCAATCAGTGAAGGCAAACTGGTTGTCCGCGACGGGTTTGTTGCAGTCGCTCGGATGGCACTTCATGAACTGGAGATTGCGGAGTTTGTTTCAGGATCTGACGCCGGTGATTTGTGCCAATCAAGCGTGTGGCCGTCGATTGACGAAATCAAGATGATGGCACCTGAAGACAAGTTGCTGTCTTCGCATCAAGGAGAGGCGATTGACCACGCAACGTCCGTTCGCGTCTGCTGTCTTCAGGGCTCACCTGGAGTCGGAAAAACATTCTGCGTTGCGGCAATTGTCAAAGCCGTAATTGCTCGTTTCGGCCGCGACTCAATCGCCGTTTGTGCCCCAACGGGGAAAGCGGCGGTGCGCGTCGCTCAGTCCATGCTGGCTAACGGTGTCGATCTTCCAGCGTCAACAATTCACAGACTCCTGCAGGTCGAAGGTGAAGGCGGCGACGGTTGGAGCTTCCATTTCAACGAACAGAATCCACTGCCGTTCAGGTTTCTGATCATCGACGAAAGCTCCATGATTGACGTGGATTTGCTTGCCAGTCTTCTCAGGGCCTGCACTCCATCCACGCACATTCTGTTTGTCGGTGACACAGGTCAATTGGCACCAGTTGGCCATGGTCGCCCGTTCTTTGATCTTCAACAGTGCGTGCCGACTGGGAAACTGACCGAGATCCGCCGCAACTCTGGCCGCATCGTGAAGGCCTGTGCGGAGATTCGCGACAGGAACTCAATCACGTTCTCCGAAAAACTGGATATCGACGGCGGCGAAAATCTGATCCTGATTCAGTGCAGCGATGAAGACCAGCCGCAGATTCTGGAGCAGTTGATTTGGAAAATTGAAAGGATGATGGTGGATGCGAAGTAGTCGAGACACATACGGCATAAAAACACTGAGGCCTGGGCAGACGCGGGAAGTTCCAAACAAGACTCGCGATCAATTTCGGCGTGTACTTGTGAGCTATTGTAGGCGACATCCGGACGTGTTGCGCAAGGTGTTTCAGTGGGATGTTGTTGGTGATGTTTTGAAAGTTAGGAGGGTGATGTGATGGAGTACTCGGAATTCTTGCGTAACAAATCACAGGCAAACGCGATGGATGGATTCATCCCAACATTCATGCCAGATGGGCTGTTTCCGTTTCAGGCAGCGTTGACAGACTGGTCTATCCGGAAAGGCCGCGCATTACTGGCTGAAGATTGTGGACTTGGCAAAACGTTCCAAGAATTAGTTTTCGCTGAAAATTGCGTCCGTGAAACAAATCGCCCGTCGATCATCTTAACGCCGCTTGCTGTCGCGCCGCAGACGGTTCGTGAGGCCGAAAAGTTCGGGATTGAAGCTGCCGTCAGTAGAGATGGCAAGCCAGCAAAAAACATCACAGTGACTAATTATGAGTCGCTTCATAAATTCAATCCGAATGACTTCGGGTCGGTTGTTTGTGATGAGATCAGTTGCCTGAAGGCGTTCGACGGCAAGCGCCGAAAGCAAATCACGCGGTTTATGTCAAAGACAAAGTACCGACTCGGCGGAACAGCGACAGCCGCGCCAAATGATTATATTGAACTCGGAACGATTGCTGAAGCATTGGGCCACATGACGCAATCCGACATGCTCGGCACGTTCTTTCTATCATCAGACAAGAAGCGACATTCGCTTTTCAAAGAGGGAGACTTCTGGAATCGGGCAAAGTACTTCTTCCGCCCGTATTCAGAAACTCCGTTTTGGCAATGGGTGTGCAGTTGGGCACGTGCGATTCGCTCACCGTCTGACATGGGATTCGATGATAGTCGTTTCGTTTTGCCGGAACTGATAGTAAATCAGGTTGTTGTGCCGACAACGTTTCGATTCCCTGGTGAGTTGTTTGTGCGGATCGCTGGAACACTGGCAGAGCAACGGCAAGAACGAAAACGATCGATTCAAGAGCGATGTGAGATCGTTCGTGAGTTGGTGAATCACGATCAGCCTGCGTTGGTTTGGTGTCAATACAACGAAGAAGGCACTGAGTTGGCTCACATGATTCCTGGTGCGGTTGAGGTAGCTGGGCGACACAGCGACGAAGAAAAGGCAGAACGGCTAAACGGGTTCGCAACAGGTGATTTTAGAGTACTTGTCACCAAACCGAAAATCGGTGCATGGGGAATGAATTATCAGCACTGTGGACACCAGACGTTTTTCCCATCTCACTCGTTCGAACAGTGGTATCAGTGTGTGCGGCGGTCGCTTCGGTTCGGTCGCGTTGGTGCGGTTAAGGTTGATATCGTTGCGACAGAAGGAGAGGCAGGCGTCACTGAAAACCTGCAAATGAAACAAGCGAAAGCAGATGCAATGTTTGCGGCGTTGGTGGAACAAATGCACAACGCACAAGGGATTACGATTACTGACAAACACACTCAACAACTGGAGGTGCCTTCATGGCTATCATCGACAAGTGCCTGACCGATAAATTTGCGATTTACAATTCCGATACGATGGAAGTGCTTCCTACGCTGCCATCAGATTCGATTGACTTCACAGTCTACTCGCCACCATTTCCGCAAATGTACGCCTACTCAAACGATCCGAGGGACATGAGTAATTGCACGACGTACGAAGAGGGGCTTGAACAATATCAATTCATCGTGAATGAAATCTATCGACTGACGAAACCTGGACGGCTAACTGCTGTTCATTGTATGGATCTGCCAAAATCCAAACTGACGAAGCATCACTTTCCGGGTGACATCGTTAGGTCTCACCTGCAGGCCGGGTTTCATTACGATTGCATGATCACAATTTGGAAAGATCCTTGGCTGATCGCTCGTCGGACGCGAATGAAGACGCTTCGTCACATGGACCTGTGCAAAGACTCGGCTGGAGTGCAGGCCGGGCCAGCGGATTACATCATGGTGTTCATCAAGGGCGGGCAGAATGCTGAGCCTGTCGCGCATCCTAACGGTCTGAATACTTACGCTGGCGAGACAGAGATGCCAGAGCATTTGGTTTCAAAGTACAAGAACTACAAAGGGGATCAAAAGAAGAATCTTCTGAGTCATTGGATTTGGAGGCGGTACGCTTCCCCAGTATGGATGGATATTCGGACTGGGCGTCTTCTGCCGTACATCGAATCAAAAGAGAACGAAGAAGAAAAGCACGTTTGCCCGTTGCAACTCGATGTTATCGAGCGGTTGTTGACGCTGTATAGCAATCCCGGTGACAAGGTGTTGACGCCATTTATGGGCGTCGGTTCGGAAGTCTTTCAGTCTCTCGAAATGGGGCGATTCGCAATCGGTACAGAACTGAAGCCATCATACTTTCGGCAGGCAAAGAAAAATCTCGAATCTGTTGGCAAGGTAATTCCTATGGAAGTCGGCGGGCTGTTCGACGATCAGGAGGAAGAGGACTCGTGGGACGACCTGCAGGACGCGATTGACGAAGAATACGAACTTGACAATACGGAGAAATTATGAACATCATCGACGACCTGCAAATCCTAACCGGCAAAAACGATGGTTCGCCAGTCGCCCGCAAGCCGTTGAATAAGATGTTGCAACAGGTTCTGAATCCTGATGGCGAACGCATTCAGGGGAATCCATTTAGGGTTAACGACAAAATCGTGGATCTGAAAAACGGCAAGTATCCAGACGCCGAAGACCAGAACGAAGAACACTTCGTCGCGAATGGCGAGCTGGCCAAAGCCAAAGATATCAAGCCGGGCCGCATGGTGGTTGAGGTCGCGGATCCGAGACGCTCCATTCTGATCTGTCATGCACCGGTTCAGGAAAACGAATCAGGCATCGACGACAGCGAGAACACTGCACGCGGTGCCGTCGGTGATTGGGATCTCGGCTTCTGCCTTTCAGTCCATCGCTCACAGGGCTCGCAGTGGCCTTTCGTGATCGTAATGGCTGACAGCAAAGGTGCGATGGTACAGTCCCGCAACTGGCTTTACACCGCCATCAGCCGCGCCGAGATCGCCACATTCATCATCGGGCAGAAGCAGGTGGTGAACCAGATGCTGAAACGCGACGGGATCAGCGGGCGGAAAACGTTTTTAACGGAACGAATCAGGCATCAGCGAACAGCTGCTGTTGTTGACTATGACGCTCTTTTTGCGGAGGTGTGATTTGAACCTCACATCCAAAATTTCAAAACGCCTGCATTCCCTCTTTCGCATCACTGAGTCGCAATCATGGTGCCGGATCTCTTCGGCTGACGTGCTGGCGGTGCCCGGTGTCGGAAAGAAGGTGCTGAACGAGCTGCGTCTGTACCTCGCACATCGCGGGCTGAATCTTCGCGGCGACAATTCGCCAGCGTATTGGATCGAAACACTCTCCAGCCGCGGCGGTGATGCCCCAGAGTTTGGTGTTTGCCCTTTTACTGTGGTGAGAGATTCAAACGAGGGTAACCCTTTCGAGTTCGACCAAATCACAAACAGCGATGGGCTGCTGATTAAGGTGCCGGTGGTGGTTCGTCCGCTCTACTTGTCAGGTCTGGCCGATTACACGATTGACGGCTTCGAGACTGAAATCCAGATCGAGCGGAAAGCTGACGACCTCTACAGCAGTATGAGCGAGCGTCGCGACATCTTTGAATCCGAGATCGAGCGACTGAACGACATGTGTGACTTTGCAGCGGTGATCTGCGAAATCCCCCGCAGCACCGTGATTATGGATAACAACCGATTCGGGGCGCGGGCGAAGTCCATCCTGAACACAGTCAGCAGCTGGCGGGTTCGGTTTCCGGGAGTTCACTTCATTTTTTGTGATGGCCGCTGGGATGCAGAGCAGGAATGCTGGCGGCTGCTCAGTGGCTGGTGGTGGAGACGACAGAGAGAGCGGTCGCACGGTGCGATTGCCGAAGTGGTGGGTGATATTTGGGGAGAGGTTTAATGGCGAGAGATAACGGATTTTTATCGAAATCAGATGAAAATATATTGGCGTCCATTCACGAGTATGCCCTGAAAGTTGCAGCAAGTGCGATGAGCAGAATCAAACTCGGAAGTGATCCAGACGCACACCCAAACTCGTGGTGGCGACATCACGACAACGCGATACACGAACAATCAAAAATGCTGACGTCGATGGTTAAAAGATTCATTGAAAGATAAGTCAGGGAATTTCAAAACAGCCAACGATGCCCGCCCATGAAGCGGGTTTTTTTATCGACCGAAAGGATTCTTTTCATATGTCACAGGCAGTTTACGACCGAAACGAAGTTGTCCGAACGCTCAATATGTTCGTCGGAAAGGGGGGAATTGCAGAAATCCGGATACTGAATGCCTTCGGCGTCAAAGGCCGGAGCGACTCCGGGTACTTCGATAACTTTGCACAAGCAGCTGGAGCACTCCAGCAGTATGCCACGAGCCCGAAGAATCCGGGCATTTACTTCGTTCTGAATCCGTTCGACTCCGAACTGATGGCTCGTGCCTCGAATCGATTCCAGGAGCGAGCGAGCGACACAACACAGGACGTGGATATTAAACACCGGCGATGGTTTTTCATCGACTGCGATCCAAAGCGAAAAACTGGA